CTTACCTTCCTGAAGAATTTCTTTGTTTAAAATTTTAATTTTTCGTTTAGATCCATCAATCTCTTCAGTCGCCTCTTTAATTTTATTTTCCAACATTTCAAGGCTCTTCTCCATGTTGGATTGTAAATTTTTGAGATTAGTTTCATAAAGTTTTATCTTTTCGTCTATAACTCTTTGGTCAAGCTTATTAATCTTAATGCTCTCCCTTATCTGTGAAAGCTTGCCTTTTAGTATCAAGTTCATTGACGAGAAGACATCAATATCTAGGATTGTTTCAATGACCTGGCGGCGATCAGCCGGGGGTAATTCCATAAAAGGAACAAACGAAGACTTACCAAGAATAATGACTTGCATGAAAGTCTTTCTGTTCATCTTGAGGATCTGATTCTCAAGCATGTCTTGGTAATCTTTAGTCTTGGCTGCTTGCTCTATCATCTCCCCATTCTTATAGATCTCAAAGACCTTTGGGGCAAGGCCACGGCGAATCATGTACTCAGTCTTGTTGATCTCAAACTCTAGTTCGACTAGGCACTTACCTTTATTTACGCTATTTACAAGTTGCGGTATATTAATGTTTCTAAACGGATTGCCGAAGAGGGCAAATGTGATGGCATCAAGAAACGCAAATGACTTACCGTTTCCGTTTGATCCGCTGACAAGAGTTGTTTGACTTTTCTGGAAATCAATCTCAGAAAAGGTGTTTCCAAATGAGCCGAAATTCTTGAATTTAATCTTTTTAAAGTTAATCATCTATAGTAAGGGATTCTTGATAAAGATCTTTAATGATGTTCTTGATATCGTCTTTGTTCGTGATCTCGGATAGATCATCTATCTCTTTGCAGATCATCGTTATTGTATCCATATTCATATCAATATCAATAGACGAATAATTTATTTCAATTTCTTCATCTACGACCGTCACATCATACGGCTTGGCTTCATTCAGCTTTGTCATGAACTTTTCGTAAAAGACTGGCTTGTTTCTTCTCTGGACAATCAGTCTTACATACTTATCCTTGAAACTAGGAAAGTCAAGTTTCTCAAGTTCATCGGATAGAGAATCGTCATAAACGATTCTATGAAACAGCTCTTCTGTGTTTTGGATAAATTCTAGATCTCTAGTCTTGGTATCGAAGACATGAAATCCTTTTCGTTCATTAACATCCGTGAAACCCATTTGATATTGAGTGCCAAGATATTCGATATTCTTATGTCTTGATTTTAGGTGGAAATGTCCAGACATAACAGTTTCAAACTTATCGAACATTTCTCTCTGAAGTCCAGTATCATGATATACTCCACGAAGAACTTCAAATCCAACGATCTCAAAGTGACCTAATAAGATATGGGCCTTTGTGTTTTTTATGAACTCAACACAGGCATCCATGTTATCTTCGCACATCCAAGGAACAGCACCGATAGAAACATCTGGATAGGCAAGTTCCTTTGGCTCGTTCACCACTTCAATATGAAAATACTTCTCAAGAAGTTCCTGTGGCGAATTGGTCTTATTTGTATTCCTGAAGTAGGTATCATGGTTGCCAATTATAATCTTCATTGACATACCCATCTTTTCCATAGGCTCAATAACTCTAGTACGAACCTGATTCAGGGTATTAAAATTAACATACTTACGACGATCAAAAAAATCTCCGAGATGAATTATATTTTCAATATTGTGTTTTACGCAATATGGAAAAAATTGCTTCTCAAAGAACTGAATAAAATGTTCTAATAGAACAGGAGAATCATTCTTTGCGCCGAAATGAGTATCGTTAATTATTGCAATTTTCATTTACGCTTTTTCTTTTTCTTCTTTTTAATCTTCACATCTTCAAACTTAGTTACATCGTTTTCTGAAAGACTGAAAATTTCTCTGAAGCTAGCTGAACTATCTTTTGCAAAATAATTTTCTTTAAACCATCGATGAAATTTTTCATCGGCATTATCTTCCATTATCTTATATTTGATATAAGACTGCTTCTTTTCTTTTTCTATGCGTCTTAGAAATGCAAAGTATATGATCTGCGTAAAATAAGAAAAGGGATTTTTTGATTTTTCTGGATCAAAATTGTGAGCATACATCAAGCAATTTTCTACCCCATCACCAACCATCTCTTCTCTGTATGGATAGTTCATGAAATTCGGTCTATACGAAAGATGCTCTGCTATTTTTAGAAAAGATTCTGCTATGTAATTTGATATTGGTGGTTTTTTGCGCCCAGAATCTTCAGCTGCGTTATATTTCTTTTTCCATTTTATCATCTCAGCCAAAAATTCTTTATTATCCACATAGTGGGAGGTTTCTTCCTCTTCTTCTACTATGGGTACTAAATCTGGCTCTATTATGTCATCTGATTCTTCTATTTTTTTCTTTTTTCTCATTGCCCAATAATATCATAAATCCAGAAAAAATCAATTGACAAAATTTGGTTTTATCGATACACTTCGCTGTGTAGGCGATCAACAAGGGAATTTGTAACTAATTAGTTACTCTTTAGTATCATCAGATATATCATCGATATACTTACGAGGATCGTCAGGGAAGTCTTCTAAATTAATTCCCTTTCTCTTCATCTTTTCTTTTTCTTTATCTGTGAGGAATTCCATTTCTGGAATTAAAAAATCTTCTTCCTCATCTTCATCTCGTAAAGAACCAAACCCATCAAAATCTAAAAGCCCATTTTCTATCATATCTTGAAATACATCTGGAGGAATGGAAAAGAACATTCCTACATTTGTATTTGAATTCATAAAAGGAAATGGCATTGATGGTGGCTTTGCTAAAGGATTTTTTGGTTCTGCTGTTTGAATATCACCTTCAATTATATCATCAAATAATGAATTCAGCATATCCTGCAATCCTTCTGGATTTTCCATTATCTCTTTTGTTTTTTCTTCTGCTTTCTTACGAGATTCTTTGTAGTTTTCTTCGGTCTTCAAAGATTTTTGATACAAAATAACTGTACTCTCAGATGGCATTAACACAGAAGCAATATGATCTCTTGGAAGATCAATATGTGTTTGGTCTGTAAATTCAAGCCAATTTCTTAGAAGTGTTATCTCTCTAGTTACTCCAAATGAGTCTGGAGATATATGCGTCTTAATCACCATTGGTTTTAAGATGCTAATAGTAGAATCATTCTCCCCGGATAATAATCCGAGAACTTCTTCACCACTCCTCAGCTTAAACAATCTGCAAGTAGTTTCCATATGACTATTTATCCTTTCAGAGATCTATTGTAACCAATTTATGAGAAAATTGTTCGCCATCATAAATTTTTATTCGCTCAAGAAAATGATTGAATGCATGATTTCGATATTTCTTATGTCTCAAATCATCAACTAAATCAAAGACCATTACACGATCTTTTGTTTCTGACATTCTTAAACCACGACCGATAGACTGAAGAACACGCACAACTGATTTTGACGGATGAAGAAATACAATGTTGTGAATGTTCTTGATATTTATACCAGTGCTGCAAGTTCCATAAGAAGCAACAAGAATAGAATTTTCTGACTTATCTACAATTTTACGAATCTGTTCTCTATCTTCAGCATCAGTCATTCCAGAAATAAAGTAACACTTCTTATCAGTGCAAGTTTTTTGTATTGATTCGAAGAATGGAAGACCATGCTTTTGTACTTGCGAGAATAGAACTAAAGTATTTCCTTTGAGAGAAGCACAAAGTTTTTCTGCAACTTTATTTCTTCTCTCATGTGATATAATGTAATCTATTTCTTCTTGATATGTTTTTCTTTTCATCGTATCGCATTCTTCTTTTGCGTACTTCAATTGAATGCAATTGATATCAAGATTAGAAAGCACTTTATTATCGATTAGATCTTTTGTGCTCGTAACACGAATTGGTGGGCCAAATAATCCTTCAAGAACTAGTTTATGTACCTGGATATTATCAAGTGTTCCTGTAGTCCCAATGCGAACATGACAGTTTCTGAGCTTATTCATTAGGCGAACAAGTGACTTGGCCTTGAATAGATGGCATTCATCGCCAATAACAGCATCATATTCGGCAAAGAATTTTTCTGGAAGATCATAAACACTTTGCCATGTGGATATTGCTATGGGCTTTGTCGTTTCCTTGTCTTTACCAGCATAGATGATATGAATATTCTTATCTGCATTCCAGTCTTTGCCAGAGTATTCAATAAAGTCTGAACGCATCTGGTGAACTAGACTTGTGGTAGGAACAAGGACAAGAATCTTCTTATTCTTGCTTAGAAGATATCTTAGAATCGTATAGATGATGAGAGACTTGCCGCTACCAGTTGGAGATATCAGTAGGCTACGCTTATGATCAAGAGCCATCTCCACCGCCCTCTGCTGATAGTCTCTGAGCTTGATTTGGCCAGAATCTGAGTATAGAGGTAGAGCATCAATAAAAGACTTATAATCTTCAAAAAATTCTTCCTTAAAGTTTTCAAACTTGCAATCATAATGTCTGTCAAGACAAAACTGAACAATTTTGTTTCTCAGACCAGTATAGATCTTGCGAGTGAAGTAATTGAATAGGCGAATTTGACCATCCCATATTCTACGCTTGAATGCTGGGGAATATTGCGAATTAGGAACTTTGAATGTGAAGTAATCGGATAGCTCTTTTGCTACTGAATTTTCGCAATGAACTTTGATGAATGTACCATCTATTTTTTCTATTTTTACTTCTTCATTGGCCATGACTGAACTTGATCCACTCAATCGCTGAACGAATATTCCATTGTCTATTTGCGACTATCTTTACTACTCCATCCAAGTAACTGACTAATTCTTTCTTTTCTGTGATCTGACGCTCAAGTTTGATAACATCATCATCTGCGTCAATAAACTTATCAACATCTGTTTTCAGAATATTTAGGTCAAATGGCTCCCACTTAAATTGGTCTAATTCCTCTTTAGAGAGCTTTCCTGTATAATAGAGCCACTTGTACTTCTTCATCACGCGAAGGGTTCTCTCGTCCTCTGCAAGGGCTTCCTTGTGCTTCTTAAGGAAGAGTAGATACTTGTTATGGATCTGTGGAGTATTTACAGATTCAATGGCAAGTTCTGTGGAATCTATCTTGAGATCTTCTTGTACTTGTTGTTTTAATTCATTAAAATTCATAATTTAAGTATACACAATAATAAATAAAGTCAAATAGTTACAGCACCAGGATCTGGATCAAACGAATAGTATGTATATGCAAATGATGCAGTTGCTTTTTGTGCAACATTCGACGGAGAATCCGTTATAAATTTTAATCCAGATAATGCAACTGGAAACATATTATGAAATGTAACTTTGATATTATCATTATATGTCCCTTTGGTTATATACAAATAACCAGTCGTCATAAATTCATCAAATCTTAATTCATTATTTCTATTATCGCTGTTTATATTGCCTAAATGCCGCATCCATTTATAAATTTCAAACCAATTTTGCATTTTTTCGTCTACTAAAAAACTTAATGTTAAATTTTCAAATCTATATGCTCCTATTGGCCTTTTAATTGGTACGCCAAAAATAGTAGGCTGATCTTGAGATTCTTGAAAAAGATTAGGTAAATTTACTTCTTGGGTGTAGTAGGATACACTTGGTAATCTGGCAGTTTCAAACCTAAAATAATTTTGGCCTAGTGGCGAAATTTCTGTATCAGTAAATGGCATAAACTATGTAGAAAAGAAAACGGGAGCCATTTCTGGCTCCCGTTTATTTGCAGAGTTAACTACTTATCAGTTTCCTGTGTTACCGTGTAGGCTTGTTACACGGAAGATACGATAATACTGATTTAGGTTTCCAGTCATGCTTTCGCCGTCTGGAGTACCAGTATTGTTGATAACGAATGGGTTTGAAACCATGCCGTAACGAGTCTTGAAGCCGATCTTTGGCTGGAAGGTGTTAGGATCGACTGCACGGACCATCTGGAGTGGAACGTATGGGCAGTAGAAGAGGCCAGCGTCGTATGGGCTTGCACCACGGTATCCGACGCAAACGAAGTCTACACCAGACTGGACATAAGGATCGATGTAAACGCGCATCTTGCCGTTTAGTACACCAGCGAAGGTGTTACCAGTGTCATCAACTTCAAGCTGCTGATTTAGAGCAGGGCTGA